GGAAAACGCTCCCGGATTCCCAAAGCAGGTTTCATCACCTACAAGGAGTTCAACAAGAAGGTGCTGCAGTGCGAGTTAAGGAAGAATTCGTTTGCAGTACACGGCCCCTACACCATGATCGTTGGCGAGGCACTTCGCCGCCTTGCAGCCATCAAGAAGGCCCAACTCTTCTGCGTACACCCAGACCCGTCTGCTCCTTTCGTGCTCGCAATCACGGGCAAAACAGGGACGGGCAAGACGGAGCTCGCCATGCAGATGGCGCGACACCTCATGCGCATGCAGAGCGAGTTCGCGCAGATGACGGATGAGGACCTCAACTCCATGGTCTTCAGCACGACAGCCACAACGAAGTGGGCCTTCGAGGGATACAACCCTGAGAGGCACTACTGTTACGTGGCCGACGAGGTAGGGACTATCATGAGTTCCACCAACCAAGTGCACCCTCCTCTCTTCAAGGTCATGGAACATGGCACACATCAGGCAGACCAAGCGTCCGTCGAGCTCAAGGGCAGAGTGCCTTTCAACAGCAAGATCATCATTCTGCTGACGAACGACCTCAAGTTCGGACTCGATAGCAAGCCTGAGGACCACGGCATCTATTGCCGTGCTGCGTGGTTTCGGAGGATCTGCGTCCACATCGACGCTGTCTCACTCCACGCACAGTTTCGCTCAGAAGCGGGACCTACGTGCGCAATGGGACGTCCGCAGACTGTGGACATCGCGCAATGGCACCTCATGGAGAACACGGGAGACGACAAGAACGTCTGGCCCACTCCAGTGTGCTACGGTAAGAACGACCCCGTGTTGTTCGACCTGACCGAGCTCATCAGCGTCATCGAGGCGCGGTATGCTGAGTCACTGGCCCGCAGCGTGCGTGCACAGAGCCTCCTCAAGGAGCGCTTTGAGTACTACCGCTGCAAATTCCCTTCCGAGGTCGATGGCCAGCTCAAGCACAAGTACACCTGCGACTGCTGCGATCGCTGTGACCTGTGCCACAAGACAGAGGACTGCAAGGGCGTAGCTGTGTGCTGCATCGACTGCAGATGGCACGAGTCCATGGCAACCCCCACATCCGTGGCTGTCGCCTCCTCCCTGTTCTGTCCGTCTCTCCGCGTCTTCATGTCCACGTACGGACGTGTGCGCGGACCTTTCTACTGGGCAGGTTTCCAGCTCAAGTGCAAGTTTATCGACTGCACCCCTGCTACGGTTCTTGGCGCCGGCGGTCACGCGATCGCTTCGGCCATCGGAGCCTACAGCATGTACCTGGGCCCCATCGTGTACCTGTTCGGATTTCCTCTCTTCTCTCCTTTCGGCCTCGCTATCTCTATCACCATGGGTGTGGCCATGTACTCTCGTCCGGAACACCTTTCCAACGTCACCTACGACATCATCGCGGACGTGTTCGAGAGTCTCATGGCCAAGCTCCCCATCATGGCGGGCCTGCCCCTGGACCAGGCGTACACTGTGTCCAACATTCTCAAGTTCGGCTCCGCTCTCTTCTGCGGATGGTCGTTCTCGAGCATGGGCTCCCTCATCACGTCTAGCGTGGTGATGGCCGCTACGGGAGTACCTGCTTTCTTTCCCCTTATGCACTTCGGTTTCATGGGTTTCTACTCCTTCATTTGCCTTTACGGTTTCTGGAGGAATCCCCGATTCTTTGGTCGCAACTCTGGTGTCAACGACTGGTACCACTCGAGGAGAATGCGAGAGCTAGGCCTTGACCCTGCATCCGTACATGCTGGGTTCACGCTCATCATCACCTTCGTCACGTCATACGCGCTATTCAAGAAATTCTCGAGAAGCGATACAGACGATGCCGGTGACATCGACACGTCAGTCACAGACGAGGTGGTGGTCACATCATCATCCCAGAGGCCAGCTATCCCCTTCACGGTCCCCTACTGTGACGTGTACTCTACGAAAGAGAGCTTCTGGGGGTCCAAGGTCGACTCTGTCACATGGCCAAAGTCACAGGTGCCTCTACAGGCACTCATCGACAAGGTCGTGGCAAACCAAGTGCGCCTGGAGATCGTCTCCAAAGGCGCACGGTCGTATGTGGGCGGCACCATGATGCACAGTAACATCGTCGTCACTGTCTATCACGCCATCAAGCACCTTCTGGAAGAGAACTCGCATCTCACCGTCAAGGGGCTCACAAACGGCGAGTTCGTGACACGCCTGGATCGTACAGGCTTCACGACAGACGGAGTCCACTCTCTGCCACCGCTCACGCACCACGTCGACAGTACCAACGATATTGTCGCGTTGAGCCTGGGCGGAAACGCATCCATCAGCCTCGTGAAATACGTCGTGCGCTCATTCAAGAGCAAAGCACCATTCCACGCGGTTGTCATCTACCAGACCAAGGAAGGTGTGGTACACGTCACGCACGGATCAGCCCGGGAAAGCACACAGACTGTGGTGCTGGACGGCAGTTCCGACAAACTCTACACAGCCAGGTTCTTCGACTTCACACCAGTGTCAGATCCTCACTTCGAGAGTTTCCCAGGCATTTGCGGGGGCATCATGATTGCATACACGCAAAACAGGTGCGCCATCGTAGGTGTCCTCGCCGCGACTTTCACAGTAGAGAAGGCTGGAGAGATCCGCCGGCGCGTGGCGGCACTTCCCATCAACGAGGCAGGCGTGGACTTTTCCAAGTTTGGAACAGCAGTGCCAGCCTCGTATCCTGAGACTCTGAGGACAGCCTCCACCATCCCCATCACCATTGAAGAGCCGTTCTTGAGCAAGCATTCACACTGCAAGCACATCAGGGACGAGGGTCTTATGCGGGACTTCTACAACACCACAGAAGTAGTGGGGATCGTTCCCGGCTCGTCGGTGTTTCCCTCCTCGCAGACTATGTTCTACGAGTGGCAGGACGACATCTGGGATGAGTTCCCGGAGTTCAAACACGACAAGGTCGCACCGATCTTCAGAGCCACACGGACGTCCGACGGTACGTACGTCTCCCCCGGGAGGCACGCGTTGTCAGACATGAGCCAAGAGTGCAGACATCCCTCAATTCCGTACCACACGGCAGCCGTCCAACACATTATGGACCGCACGGATACGTACAAGGACATCTACGATCTGTACGCCCCTCTGGACTACAGGGGGGACATCAGCACGACGTTCTCAGGGGTGGAGGGCAGCTGCATCCACACAGGCATCAAGCGCACGACCGGTGCCGGGTTCCCATGGCCTGGCATCAAGTCAGACTACTTCGACTTCAATGCCGACGACACCATTCGGCTAAAGTCAGACGTGTGCTCTCACCTCGACAGCCTACTCCTAGCGTATTCGCGAGGAGAAAGGCAGGGGGTCATCACGCGCGGCACGTACAAGGACGAGCCCCGTAGTCAGGCCAAGGTGGACGAGCGCAAGATACGCATGTTCGCCCCAGCTGAGTTCGATAAATTCATGTGCGATCACGTGATTCGAAGCTCGCTGGTCCAGATCGGAGTCCTCGCTCGCAAGCAGAGGATGACACTGGGCGGCATGTCTGTGTTCTCGGATGAGTGGTCCGAGCTGCGCACGGATAGGGAGATTTCCAAGCCCAACAACGTTCTGGGTGACTTCTCCAAGTTCGACCACTTTTCGTCCCATCGTTGTCTGTATTCAGCCCGCAGCATCGACCTCCACTTCATTCACCAGGGACGGTGGTACGACAACAACACGCCTGACGCTAAGAGAGTATTCGATTCTCTCTACACCACGCTCGGCAGTGACACAGCAGACACTCTCGTCATCGTAGACGGAGAGCTCGTGCGCCCAGGACACGGCACATCGAGTGGCGGTACAGACACATACCACCAAAACTGCGTGACGCACAACATCATAGCGCGTGAGGCTGTCCTCCTCATCGTGCAGGAAGTCGCAAACAATCCTGCGACAGATTGGCTGTCCGAATCAGTCTCTCCCCTGCGCGCGCGCACGCTCGCTAAAAGTCTCATGACCATCCCGTTGGACAAGAGACTGGCCACGATCATGCCCAACATCGACTTCATCACACATGGAGATGATGGGCTGTACGCCATCACAGACGAGTACATCCCTCTCCTCAACTTCCAGTCCTTTAAGGGGGCATATGGAGAGATGGGGATGAGGTTTACCCCTCCCGACAAGACTTCACGTACCTACTCCCACACAGACTGGGACCACGTGGATATTGGCAAGCGCAAGTTCCGCAAAGACGTGGAGCTGCAGAGCTATACCGCTCCTCTCGACCTCGAGAGTATTGGGAAGATGCTCACCATCGGAGTGGTGAAAGACATGTCCCTCTCAGAAAAGAGGGAATGTGCCGTACAGGACGCAATAATGGAG